AATTTCTGTTAAAGACGGTGGAATTGATTCAGATGCTTTAGCAGCTAATATAGAGGTTACGGAATTAACTTCTCAACACATTACAGCATCAGGTAATATAAGTTCTAGTGGTAATTTTATGGGTAGCAATATAGGACCTATATATGATGATTTTATTTACTTAACACCAACAGATTTTAGTAATCTAGGTGATAATGCAAATATATTAAATGCAAATGAAATAGAAAATAATGGTGGTATGTTAGCAGATAACGGTGCAAGAGGGTTATATTATGCTAATAAAATAATACCTCAAGGATATAAAGCAACTGCAGTAAAAGTAGTTGGATCGAGCGCATTAGATAACTTTAGAGTATATTCAAGTAGTTTTGATGAAGCTAATGCTGCTGATGTTGTTGGTGGTTTGACAAGTGTCAATACAGAAAAGACATTAGTAACTAGCATTCTAGGTGGCGAGGGAAATTATGCTTCCGTATTATGGATTTCGCGAGGTAATACTGATTTGTACGGTGGGTATATTAAATTAGTAAAAAGTTAATGTTTTTATTTTCTTAATATATGTATATATAAACATTAATTAATTAAGTTATGGCTTTAAAAGAAAAAAATCCAACACCAACAAATATAGTTGAACAAATTCAAAAACAAGTACCTCAAGGACCTCCTAGTAATCCACAACCACCATTACAACCAAAAGGAGCTACAACATTTTCTTCAGAAGAATTAAAACAAATTCAAGATCTTCAAAAAGAAATGAATAGATTAATATTTAATTTTGGACAATTAAAAATGTCAGAAATTAAATTAGAATCTTCAAGAAAAACTTTAGAATCTAATTTAGGTGAATTAGAAAAAAAAGAAAAAAACCTAGCAAATACCCTTAATAAAAAATATGGAAAAGGGACACTAGATATTGAAACTGGTAAATTTATACCTACAGAATAGTTTTCTATAAATCTTTACCATATTTATTAGTGAGTAATTTTTTAAATTTAACTAACTATTTAGTTAGGTTTACTATTTTTTTCTATATTTATATTAGAATAAACGACTATTTAATTAAATAATAAATAAATAAAGATGGCAGAACAAATAATATCCCCCGGAGTATTTACTAGAGAAAATGATTTAAGTTTTCTTCCTCAAGGAGTAGGTCAAATAGGAGCAGCAGTAATAGGACCAACAGTAAAGGGTCCAGCTTTTGTACCAACAGTAGTTAGAAGCTTTGCAGAATATGAAAGAAAATTTGGACCTTTAAGTAAAGATACTTTTGTACCACAAACAGTTAGAGAATATTTAAGAAATGCAGGATCAGTAACTGTATGTAGAGTATTAGCTGGTGGTGGTTATACCTTTACAGGAGGTACTAATGAATTTGTTGCATTATTAGCTTCAGGTTCTTCTTATGTTAGTGGAGCAGCCGATACACAAAGAAATGTATTATTAGGAGTAATTTTTCCTTCTAAAGCAGATACAGATGCTCCTGATTTAAAAGACTCAACAATTGTTGGTAAAAATACAAATGGCGCCCCAGCTTCGGGTGCTGGTATTGCCGGCGATTTAAACGAAGATTTTAGTTTAACTTTACAAGGTACTGGTGTTACAGCAACACAATTTTCTGCATCTTTAGACCCAAGTAAAGCTAACTATATATTTAAACAATTAGGAACAACTCCTGATAATAGTAAAAATGGAGCAATAACATATACAGGAACACCTGGATACACATATTTAAACTTTAAATCACTACAAACTCAAATTCAAAATACAACAGCAGAATCAGCTACAATTACTCTTGCAAATCCTACAACACATTTAGGTATAGGAGTAATACCTACGGGTTCTATATCTTCATCTTTTGGAGCATTTTTCTTTGCAACTGCTGATGGAGTAGAACATACAGTTGCCTTTTCTTGTTCATTAGGAAATACTTTAGCTGCAACATCTGGATCAGCAACATTTGCTAATATAGGAACCTCTGGATTTGTACCAGCGGGTATGGTAGGAATATCATCATCTAACGCAGCACAAGTTTTAATGTCAGCTTTTAATACTATTGCTAATGTAACAGCTAGCTTTACTAATAATATAGTTACAGTAACAATGGAAGACGCAGGTAATGTTCTTAGTGGTAGTGGTGCAAATTGGGATTTATCAACAACTTTCCCAGCAGCATCAGCTTCGGTTTCTGTCACTCAAGGAACAAATGTTACAGGATATCATCAGTTATCATCTGGTGATTCAGTAGCATTAGCATCATTATCAAATTCAAAAACATTAGTTTTTAATGGTAATTTAGGACAAACAGAAGGATACTCATATGCTTCTACACCGTTTATTACTTCACAGTTTTTAGATTCAAATAAAACTGTTAAAAACTTATTTAGATTCCATACATTAGTACATGGTAAAGTATGTAATAAAGATTATAAAATTTCTATTGCAAACTTAAAAGAACCAGCAGACATAGATGGAATAGAACAATATTCAACTTTCTCAGTATTAGTAAGAAAATACTCAGACACAGATAAAAATCCTGTAATATTAGAACAATTTAATAATTGTTCTTTAGATCCAGATAGTACAAACTTTATATCAAGAAAAATTGGTGATAGGTTTCCACAATATAATGATACTTTAGGTAAAGTAGAATTATTAGGAGCTTTTTCAAACATATCAGAATATATTAGAGTAGAAGTAGCACAACCAGTTGCTGAAAAATCATTATCCCCTAAATTATCTCCTAAAGGATTTAATGCAGTGTTTAACCCAATAGCAACAGCTTCATTAAATATAGATTGTGTTTTCCCATCAGCATCATATGAAGGTGAACAAAAAATAGGAACTCTTTATAATGAAAATGCTTATTTAGGATGGAAATTTAATGAAAAAGAAGCAGATAATGAAAACTTTATAATGCCTTTACCTTCAACTCTAGAAAATAATATATCGGGTAAATTTAATGTTGAAAATTACTCAGGACATATGAGTTCAAGTTTATGGTCAGGATCATTAAGTGCTTCAATAGATTCAACAGGAATCACTGGTCCAGCAAATAGCCAACTTAAATTTACAGTATGTTTCCAAGGAGGTGAAGATGGTATAGCACCATATAGAGTTAAATTTACAGGAGCTGAAAGTTCAACAGCTGCTAATTATGAAACAGGTACCAATTTATTTGGATTTGATGTTAGTTCAACTACTAAAGCAGGATATACAGGATATAAAAAAGCAATTGATATCCTTTCAAATCAAGATGAATATGATATTAATATGGTAGTACTACCAGGTGTAGTTAAAGCAGCTGGAGCATCAGCAGTAACTAATGCTGCTATTGATATGGTTGAAGCAAGAGGAGATGCATTCTATGTAATGGATTTAAGTATAAAAGAAGCATCAGTAAATACAGCTATATCTAATGCAAGTGGATTAGACACTAACTACGCTGCAGTATATTATCCATGGGTTAAAGTACTAGATACAGCACAAAATAAACCAGTATTAGTACCTCCTTCAGTAATAGTACCTGGAGCTATAGCTCAATCTGATAATATAGCAGCAGAATGGTTTGCACCTGCAGGTTTAAATAGAGGGGTTTTAGGAAATGTAATTGAAGCTAAAATAAGATTAAATCAAAAAGAAAGAGATAAATTATATGATGCTAAAATTAATCCAATAGCAACATTCCCACAAACAGGAGTTTGTATTTGGGGTCAGAAAACATTACAAGAAAGATCAACTGCTCTTAATAGAATTAATGTTAGAAGATTATTAATAGCTCTTAAGAAATTTATTGCAAGTTCTTCTAGATATCTAGTATTTGAACAAAATACACAAGCTACAAGAAATAGATTCTTAAATATAGTAAACCCATATTTAGAATCAGTACAACAAAGACAAGGATTATTTGCTTTTAGAGTACAAATGGATGAAGCTAATAATACACCAGAAGTAATTGATAGAAATCAATTAGTAGGAGCTATCTATTTACAGCCAACAAAAACAGCAGAATTTATAGTACTAGACTTTAATGTACTACCAACGGGAGCTACATTTGATGGTGGTGGTGGAGCTGCTGGTGGAGGAGGTGGCGGAGGCTACTAAAAAACTAAAAAGATATATATTTATAACGGAATAGTAAAAAAATATTAAAAATAAAAAAAGATGGCGATATTAAATACAAATGAAATGATGTTTACAGCATTTGAACCTAAATTACAAAATAGGTTTGTAATGTACATCGATGGAATTCCTGCTTTTCTAGTAAAAAAAGTTGGTAGACCAAATATCCAATTTGGTGATATAACACTTGATCATATCAATGTTAAAAGAAAATTAAAAGGTAAAGCCGATTGGCAAGATATCACAGCAGAACTATATGATCCAGTAACCCCTTCAGGAGCACAAGCAGTAATGGAATGGGTAAGATTATCACATGAATCAGTTACGGGTAGAGATGGTTATTCTGATTTCTATAAAAAAGATATTAGATTTAACGCTTTAGGACCTGTAGGTGATGTTGTAGAAGAATGGATTTGTAAAGGAGCTTATTGTAAACAAGCTAATTTTGGAGAAATGGATTGGGCCGCAGGTGAAACACCAGCAAATATAAGTATAACTATTAGAATGGATTACGCTATCTTAAATTACTAATAATAAATATTTTTTAAAAAAAAGCGCCTATTTTGGCGCTTTTCTTTATTTTAAATATATGTATATCTGAAATAGTTTTAATAAATAAATATTGTTATGGAAGAACACAAACAAACATTCCCCTCAGAAGAAGTTACTTTACCCTCAAAGGGTTTACTTTATCCTAAAGATCATCCTCTTGCAAAAGGAACATGTGAAATAAAATACATGACTGCTAGAGAAGAAGACATATTAACAAATCAAAACTTAATTAAAAATGGTACTGTAATAGATAAATTACTAAAATCTTTAATAGTTACTAAATTTAATTATGATGATTTATTAATAGGAGATAAAAACGCAATATTAGTAGCAGCTAGAATT